CTAAGACATGATATTGGTTTCATTGCGCAAGAAGTAGAAGATATAGAACCTAATTTGGTTAGAGCTGGTGCGGATGGATATTTAGCAATTAGAGATAGAGGTATCCCTGCAATGCTATTAGAAGCTATCAAAGAATTAAAAGCTGAGTTAGATGAAACTAAAAAAGAATTAAAAGAATTAAAAGAAAAAATGGGTTTTGAATAAAAACTATATATTTATATATATATAAAATAGAAGAAATATGGCAATTAAAATTAATACAACAATAGGAACATCTCAAGGTGTTACAAATGAAGCTTATGTTAGAATTTATCGTTATGTGGTAGATAGAAACAAAGGTGCATTGGAATTATATGTGAATGTTTTTAAAAATGAAGAAGCTGCTAGAATGTTGGAAACTAATATTTCCAATCGTATGGGAGCTCCTATAAATGAAAGATTTCTTGCTAAGGTAGATGCTATCCCACATTGGCACACTATACCTATGACTCAAACTGTATCGGAAGTTATAGATGGTAGAACATATGAAAAACAAGTAGCTAACTTTTCAGTATTGGAAGGAGCAGATATATTTGCTAAAGCATATCCTTTATTAAAAGAAAAATTAGCATTGGATTTACAAGAAAGAAATATGATACAATCTGCAACTGCATTGCAAGATGTATAAAATTAAATAATAAAAAGAAATGACAACTACTGTAGAAGATAAACAATATTTTGGAAAAACGATTAATACTGTTTTTACAAATTTATTAAGATACGATTTAGAACAAGATGATTGTATAATTAGATACGAACTAAGATACAGAGACCCTAATAGAGAATCTGTGGCTATACCTGATGTGTATATTGCAAATGGTGAATGGAAAGTACCTCAAGATGTTTTAAATGCATGGACTGGTAGTAATCAATTTTTAGCAGATAAAATGTGTGAAGAATTTGATTTAACTGTAATCAGTCACTTAAATGGTTAATTTAACAAAACAATATATTTATACAAAATAACAATACTATGGCAATAACATATACATGGGCAATAAAAGGGCTTACAAAAACAACTGATGGCGGATTTGATGATGCTATCATAGGTACACGTTGGGAGTGTACTGGTACTGATGCGGATGGTGTTACTGGAACTTTTACAGGAGCAACTCCTTTTAATTTAGCTTCAGCTGACCCAAACAATTATATACCTTATAACGAATTGACAGAAACGCAAGTTTTAGGATGGATTAAATCATCTGTTAGTGGTTCATCAAATACAAGTTATTTTGACCATATTGAATCAAGAATAAAGAAAGCAATTGATGATAAAAAGGGAGTTGTAGTTAGTGTAGATAATATTGATTTACCTTGGTTACCTACTTCTGGTTCTAATTCTGGTTCAATAGTAAGATAAAAAATAAAAATAACTATTAAATATATAATATCCAAATCACTATTTGTGTTTTGGATATTTTCATTATATTTATATGTGTATTTTAATAGGGAACATCCCTTACATAACAAAAACATAATTGCAGAATTAAAATGGCAGAAAGAATCGTATCACCGGGTGTTTTTACAAGAGAAAATGATTTATCATTCCTAGCACAAGGAATTGGTGAAATTGGAGCAGCGTTTATCGGACCTTTTAAACAAGGACCTGTATTTGTTCCAACTGTTGTAAGAACTCAATCAGAATTCGAAAGTATTTTCGGAACACCTGATGGAACTTATTATACTGAATATGCAGTACAAAACTATTTAAGAGAAGCTGGAGTAGCAACAATCGTTAGGGTTGGTGGAGTTGGTGGATACCAAGAAGCAGCACCTATCGGTATTTTTGCATCTGGTGGACTTTCTAGTGAAAAATTAATTGGTGTATTACACTCAACTAAAACCGGAAATCAAAATGTAACTAAAGCTGTACAATTGATATCTGACCCAAGAGCAGGATACTCTGGTTCATTCTTAATGTCTGGTTCTGATTTTGGTTGGATATCAGCATCAATTTTACCAAAAGATTCAAATGATTTATCAGATGTATTTGGTACTTCTCCATTCGGTTCTAAGAAAGCATATACATATACATATTTTGAAAATTTAGCATCTGCATCTTATTCAAATGCAAATGGTGGTACAATTGTAACATCAGCAGTACTTCCACAACAAGATTTCGCATTTAATGCACAAGCTGCTGAAACTCCAATGGTACAATCACAATTAATTAGTGGTGATAGATATAACTTATTTAAGTTTGTAACTTTAGGACATGGTACATTATATAATACTAAATTTAAAATTGGCGTTTCTAATGTAAAAGCTGCTGGTGAAGATGGTGGTACTGATTATTCTACATTTACTGTAACAATCCGTTCATTCGGTGATACTGATAAGAGAAAGAGTGTTGTTGAAACATTTAATAATGTAAACTTAGACCCTGCTTCTCCAAACTATATCGCTAGAAGAATTGGTGATAGATATTTCACAATTGGTTTAGATGGCAAAATTACTGAATATGGTGATTACACAAATAAATCAGCATATGTAAGAGTGGTAGTTTCTGATGCAGGTTCATTCCCAATTTCAGCGGCACCATTTGGACATGGAGCATATACTAACCCAATTAAAGCATCTAATAACACACAAGCATTAAAGGTACAGGCAGTAACATATCAAACTAATTCTACTGGTAACTCATCATCATCTCCAATTTATTATTCTGGATTTGATTTTGAAACAAACGGAATTAAATTAGATAACTCAAATTACTTAAAACCAATACCAACAAACGCTGAAACTGGTTCTAACGTATCATTCGCATTTGATGCAAATGGTTTACAATATCAAATGACTGGTTCAGTTTCATCTGATATGGTTAAGAGACAATTTGTATTAGCATTCCAAATGGGATTTGATGGTACTAATCCTGTAACACCAATATTAAAAGCTGGTGAAAACGGATGGGGTGCTGGTAATACACAAGGATTCAATTGTTCTACATCAACATCATCTGGTTCAGTTGCATATACAAAAGCAATTGCAGCAATTTCAAACCCTGATGAGTATGATATCAATATGGTAGTAACTCCTGGTATTGTAAGAAGATTACACCCAGCTATCACTACTAGAGTAATTGATATGGTTGAAGAAAGACAAGATGCATTCTACATCGCTGATTTCAACGATTCGGCTGATACAATCACTCAAGCAACTGAAGAAGCTAACTCTGTGGATTCTAACTACGTTGGTACTTACTATCCTTGGGTTAAAACAATTGATACAAATACTAACAAACTTACAACTGTTCCACCATCTACATTACTTCCAGCGGTTTACGCTAGTAACGATAGATTGGCAGCTGAATGGTTCGCACCTGCTGGTTTAAATAGAGGTGGTATCGTAGGAGCAGTTAGTGTATTGAATAGATTAACACATTCTGAAAGAGATACTTTATACGAAAACAAAGTAAACCCAATCGCAGCATTCCCTGGACAAGGTATTGTAGCATTCGGACAAAAGACGTTGCAAGATAAGGCTTCAGCATTAGATAGAATCAACGTAAGAAGATTACTTATCACTGTTAAGAAGTACATCGCTTCAACATCTCGTTACTTAGTATTCGAACAAAATACTTCTGAGACTAGAGGAAGATTCTTAAATACGGTTAATCCTTATTTGGAAGCAATCCAACAAAGACAAGGTTTATACGCATTCAAAGTGGTGATGGATGAAACCAACAACACACCGGATGTAATAGATAGAAATATTATGGCAGGACAAATTTTCTTACAACCGGCTAAGACGGCTGAATTCATAGTAATTGACTTCAACATCTTACCAACTGGAGCAAGTTTCTCAGCATAGTATAAAAACAAACAAAGTAGATATTTATAATTAAATAAAAGGGCAATAAAAATGGCAGATATTCTATCCTTCGATAAGATGTTCTATACGAACTTCGAACCAAAAATGAAAAATCGCTACATCATGGAGCTGACTGATACGTCAATCCCATCGTTTGTAGTGAGTGCAGCAAATAGACCAACAATCCAATTTGAGACTGTAAAATTAGACCACATCAACGTTTATAGAAAGTTGAAAGGTAAAGGTGAGTGGCAAGATTTGGAGATTACTCTGTATGACCCAATCGTACCATCAGCAGCTCAAGCGGTAATGGAGTGGGTTCGTTTATCACACGAATCAATCACTGGTAGAGATGGATATGCAGAAATGTATAAAAAAGATATCGATTTTTACTTATTAGGACCTGTGGGTGATAAGGTTGAACAATGGAAATTGAAAGGTGCATTTATCTCTCAAGCAAACTTCGGAGATTTAGCATATAGTACAACTAACGAACCTGTAACAATTACATTAACATTAACTTACGATTACGCAATCTTAGAATTCTAATCAAAAAGATATAAAAATAAGGGGATTTCAAAAGAATCCCCTTTTTTATGCTTTCTAATTTTTTAAAAAGTATGTATTTATATATACAAACTTAAAACAAAGTAACGTTATGAACGAAAAGGAATACGATTTTCCAACCGAAGTGTTGGACTTACCATCTGGCGGTAAGATATATCCAAAAGAAAGCCCATTATCATCTGGTAGAATTACAATTAAATTGATGACAGCAAAAGAAGAAGATATTCTTTCTTCTACAAACCTTATTAAAAAGGGTGTTGTATTAGATAAATTGTTTGAATCTATTATAGTTGATAAGGTAAACCCAAATGATATTATAATTGGTGATAAAAATGCTATTATATTGGCAACTAGAGTATTAGGTTATGGACCTGATTATGAATTTCAATTTTATTCATCAAAGAAAAATGATTATGTTAGTGTTAAAATGGATTTGACACAAATTAAAACAAAAGAAATTGATTTATCTTTGTTCAATAATAAAAATGAATTTGAATACACCACTAAATACGGTAAGAACAAAATAGTATTTAAAATTCTTACACATGGTGATGAGCATGAAATAGATAGAGAAGTAGATGCACTTAAGAAAATAAACAAAGATGTATCATCTGATATTACAACTCGTTTGAGATATATGATTAAATCGGTTGATGGTAACGCTGAAGTTGGTCATATTACTAGATTTGTTAATAATATGAGAGCTATGGATAGTAGAGCATTTAGAGAATATGTTAAGAATATATCACCAGACATGAATATGACTTATACTCATACACATGAGGATGGTGAGGTGGAGGAGGCGCCTATTTCTCTTGGAGTAAACTTTTTTTGGCCTAGCACCGGGTCATAGTATCCAATTACATACGCAGATTTTTGATATGGTTCACTATGGTAATGGATTTACAGTTATGGAATTGTATCAAATGCCAACAAGATTGAGAATATTTTATTATAATAAGTTGGCTGAAGCAAAAAAGAAAGAAAACGAACAAATAGAAAAATCAAATAAAGCATCATCTGCGGCATCAAAAGTTAGGGTTAATCGATAATCCTAACTTTTTTTATTTATAGGATATTTATAGATGTTAAAGTATAATCAATATGGCAAAGTACAAAATAAAGAAAGA